ATTAATTTCGAAACAGGCGAACTTTCATAGTTTGCCTTTCGTTTTTGATTCTCTGCTATATATTTATTGTAGAATTACCCGAATATATTTAATACTAAAAATACAATGGCAGAAAAAATTATATCACCTGGTGTATTTGTTAACGAAAGTGACAAATCATTAGTATCAAAAGGACCTGTTGTAACCGGAGCCGCAATTGTTGGTCCAACAGTAAATGGACGTCCATTAGTTCCTACAGTAGTTACCTCATACTCTGATTATGTTTCTCAGTTTGGTGAAACATTTAAATCAGGAAGTCAATATTATGAATATTTTACTTCATTAGCAGCCAAAGAATACTTCTCAGGTGGTGGTCAGTCATTGCTTGTTACTCGTATTATTTCTGGTTCTGCTTATAACACATATGCACAAGCATCTGTTCCTTCATTTGCTACTTCTTCTGTATCTTCATTTACATTAGAAGCACTAGCATATGGTAGCCAATTAAATAACACAAGTTCATTATCTTCAGGAGGTGCTTTAGGATCAGGTTCTGCAGGTAATATTCGTTGGGAAGTAACAAATGTTAACACTGGAAGTGGTACGTTTACTTTAACTATCCGCCAAGGTGATGATAATACACAAAATAAAAACGTTTTAGAAACTTGGGCTAACTTATCATTAGATCCACAATTGCCAAACTACATTTCTCGTGTAATTGGAGATGAAAAACCAGTATATGTTGCTGCTACAAATGGCGATTCTGCTTATGTACAATTAACAGGTTCATATGCTGTATCTAGCCAATACGTTCGTGTAGCTTCAATTAACACTATTCAGGTTGATTCAATTGATAATGATGGTAATTATAAGGCTACTCAATACTCAGGTTCATTACCTGCTTTAGGTTCTGGTTCATATGGTGGTTCATTCTCAGGTGGTGTTGCTGCTACAGACCGTGCAAATGCGGCATTCTTTGATAATATTACTCCTTCAGCTACAAACTCACAAGGATTTATTATGACAGAATACGAATCAGGTAGCGCATTACTTACAAATAAGGATGAATACGATTTCAACTTATTATTGTGCCCAGGTGTATTCTTAAGCGCTAATGCTAATACTACTTCAGATAATACTATTGGAATTGCAGAAGGTCGTGGTGATGCATTTGCAATTGTAGATTTAGTAGCATTTGGTGGAGGTAAAAATAGTGCTATTCAAGCAGCAGCTGGTTCAACTTCTAATTATGGTGCTGGATATTGGCCGTGGGTTCAAACATTTAGTGCTAATTTAGGTCGTCCAGTATGGGTTCCTGCTTCAGTAGTAATGGCTGGTGTTTATTCATTTAATGACCAAGTAGGTGCTGAATGGTTTGCTCCTGCAGGTTTAAATCGTGGTGGAATTGGTTCAGTAATCAGAGCTGAAAAGAAATTATCAGCAGATGATCGCGATGCTTTATATATAGCAAATGTTAACCCATTAGCAACATTCCCAGGTGAGGGAGTTGTAGCATTTGGTCAGAAAACATTCCAAAAACGTCCAACTTCATTAGATCGTATTAACGTTCGTCGTTTATTGATCAATTTGAAACGCTACGTATCTTCAGTTTCTCGTCAATTGGTATTTGAACAAAATACTACTGTAACACGTAATCGTTTTTTATCAACTGTAAACCCATATTTGGAATCAGTTGTATCAAGACAAGGTCTATATGCTTACAAAGTAGTAATGGACGATACAAACAACACAGCAGACGTAATTGATCGTAATCAATTAGTTGGTCAAATTTATGTTCAACCTACTAAAACTGCTGAATTTATTATCTTGGATTTCACTCTACAACCAACCGGAGCTACTTTCCCAGTATAACAAAAATTTAAAATTTAGATATTTATAATAAACAAGAATATAAACAATGGCAGTATTAGACGCATCAGAGATTATGTTTACCGCTTTTGAACCTAAGGTTCAAAACAGATTCATAATGTACATAGACGGTATCCCAGCTTACTTAATTAAAAAAGCTGCTTCTCCACAATTTGAAGCTAATGAAATCGTATTAGACCATATCAACGTTTACCGTAAAATTAAAGGTAAAGTAAGATGGCAAGATATGACATTAGAACTTTACGATCCAATCGCTCCATCAGGTGCGCAAGCAGTAATGGAATGGGCTCGTTTAGCACACGAATCAGTAACAGGTCGTGATGGTTATTCAGATTTCTATAAAAAAGATTTAGTATTAAACGTATTAGGACCAGTTGGTGATGTTGTTTCAGAATGGATTATCAAAGGTGCTTATGCTAAATCTGCTAACTTTGGTGATTACGATTGGTCACAAGGTGAATCTGCTGCCTCTATTTCATTAACAATTGCAATGGATTATTGCGTATTGAACTACTAATAGTAATTAGATTAAAATAACAAAAACCCTTCGACATTTTGTTGGAGGGTTTTTCTTTTGTATATTTATATATAGAACATAAAACAGTTATATGGAACAAAAATTCAAATTACCTACTGAAACTATTACCCTCC